GACTATCATTTTATACCATTGATCTTTTTAGAGAGCTTTAACGCTCCTGCACTTGTGCTACGCATTGGAGAGCACACCATAAAGATGCCCATGGACTGGCAGATTTTAATTGGTGAACCTGATGTAGGCGACTTGGAAGTGTTGCCACTAACGTCAATAAATGACCGTGGCTTCAAAGTATTCCAGTTCAATCCCTTGACCAGTTTCCGTCCCAGCTTTCCAGAAATTGAAATCCTAGATGTGTATCATGAGGTATCATGGTATGCACCCAAACTCAAGAACGGTCAACTATTGGCTGTGCCTGTAAGTGACGGGGCAGATCCTGACTGTGTGTATTTTGTGAAAGACGTCAGTCGCAATTGCGAGATTGTGGACTATAACAAGGCCTGGTAATGCCCTATACTGAACCCCAAATATTCGAAATTATCAATAGACTGGCCAGAGTGTACCTGGAAAGTTATCCCGACGACCGTGAAGGACTAGAGCGATTCTTGCGTTGGGCGCATTTGCAATACGGCTATCAATATGGGCAGCCTTAAGCCGGGTGCCACATACATATACGAACGTGTGGGCAATGAAGTGTATGCTCGAGAGTTTGGTGCTGATCCTGCTGATCGTAAGTTAATGGGCTATGCATATGATCCTGTGACTGGTCACAAAATCGAATACGATGCTAGAACTTCGGACGGTAGACCCTTGCACGATCACTTGATGGGGGACAAGCTGTGGGGCGAGATTCGTCGCGCAGCCCGAACCAATCCCACTTTACAAGATGAATTAAATCGTGTTATAATGATCTACAAACTGACCAAAACTAAATGAGCGATAAATTACATATCAGCAACGAAATGTGTCAACTGGATCTCAAGAATAGAGATTTTTATGACGAGCTCACTCCTGAAGAACGCAAGAAGTTTTCAACGTTCTTGATGATTCGTTGGAGCTCGGCTGTGCAAGTAGGCAATTCATCTAGAGACAAAAATATAGAACAATACTATTTGCAATCTTGTAATGAAAATCTCAACAAGCATTTTTTTGCCATCAGCAAACATCCCAAATTGCAATGGTTGTTGGCTACCACAGTTGGTCCAGGGGTAGGCGAATATAGACATCCGTGGATTGCTCCTAAGAAAAAACAACCAGGCGCCAGTGCCAAACGCAAAGCATTGACAGCAATGTATCCGCACTACAAAGACGACGAAATAGAAGTAATGATGCAGATTGTGTCAGACAAAGAAATCAAACAATACATTAAAGACTCTGGCGAAGATCCCAAATGACACAGTGCCAATACTGCAAGAAAGATTTTGTCAAAGAAACTTCGTTGGCAGTGCATGTGTGTGAGCCCAAACGGCGTAGACAGGAACGAGCAGAGCGTGGTGTGGAACTGGGCTTTCAAGCCTACATACGTTTTTATGAAATGAGCCAAGGGTCAGCTAAACTTAAAACGTTTGATGACTTTGCAGACTCACCTTACTATCGCGCATTTGTGAAGTTTGGCCGCTATTGTGTGAGCACAAGAACCATCAACCCCAAACAGTTTCTTGAGTGGCTGTTGAAGAACAACAAAAAGATCGACCGCTGGGCATCAGATCAACTGTACACAGAATATCTCATACAGCATTTGCCCGTGGAGAATGTGAACGATGCACTAGCACGAGCAGTGGAGTTTGGCATGGACTGGGCAGAGAAGAATTCAGCACAGCCACAGGACTGTTTGAGATATGGCAGCACCGCAGCCATGTGCTATGCAGTCACAACAGGCAGGATATCACCTTGGGTGATTTACAATTCAGAGTCAGGGCAAAAGTTCTTGGGTGAACTCACTCCTGATCAGATCAGCATGGTATGGCCTTACATTGACTCAGATGTGTGGCAGAAAAAGTTTCACAATTATCCTGCTGATCAGGAATACGCCAAAGACATATTGAGCAAGGCAGGGTGGTAACATGGCAACAGTGATATTTTTAACACTCATACTCCTACAGATCAAACACTGGTACATTGACTTTGTGGATCAAGATATGGTAGAAGTCAGGCACAAAGGCATCTACGGTCACTGGCTGGGCATGCGACACAGTCTCAAACACGGTATTGGTACCGCTGCCTGTGTGGGCTTGGTAGTAGGTCCTGCATATTGGCCAGCCAGCATTATGATGGGCGTGATAGACGCTGTGGCTCACTATCACATTGATTGGGCCAAAATGAACTGGGGCAATCGAGACCTTCAGAATCCCAGCTTCTGGGCACATCTAGGCCTGGATCAGATGGCACATCAGTTGACTTACATTGGCCTTGTGGCTATAATTGCATTATGATTAGAAATATTAGCGGCAGCAAATACATTCAAGTGTCTGGTGGCATGCACACCAATCCATACATCAGTCCAGGTGCCAGCGGTGCAGGCATGGTACGATGGAGCGCCAGCATGAACTGTTTGGAAATTAATGACGGCAACTCCTGGCAACAACTTCACTCATCACATCCTATGATCGCTCTCTCATCAGATGCCGAAACCCTGTTGGATTGGGCGCGAGCCAAGCGTGATGAAGAATGGCGCATTGCTGCCAAGGCAGCCGAGCATCCCACAGTGGCAGATGCCTTGGCAGCAATGCAACTGGCCCGAGAAAAACTGCAAGTGGTGATTGCACTTTGCGATACTACTACTAAATGAGCGCAGACATTGACATCGATGTGCCGGACAGATCGGCTGTGTTGAAACTGATTCAACACACTGCCGCACGGCAACTGCATCAAGGTCAAGTGCGTAGACACAATTCAGGTATCTATATCACAGACATTCCTCGAGACATACCCAACGGCTGTGCAGCCATAGACTATGAGTCAGCAGAACAGCGTGGATACTTCAAGATAGACCTGTTGAACATGAGTGTGTATCAGTTGATCCGTGATCCTGCACACTATGTAGAAATGCTGGCAGCCACGCCACCGTGGCAGAGACTGTGGACTGATATTGCTTGGGCTAGTCAGCTAGTGCATGTGGGAAATTACACAGACTTGATGGTGTCCATGCAGCCAGATTCTATTCCCAGAATGGCAGCATTTATTTCGGTTATTCGCCCTGGCAAAGCACACTTGCAGAATCGCCCCTGGGCTGACGTGTTTGCTGAAGTATGGAATGGGGATGATTCGCGTGGATACACATTCAAAAAGTCGCACAGTATAAGTTACGCTGCCTTGGTAGCATTACACATGAACTTGCTCAATCAAGACGCCGCACAAGTGTGATTGATTTTCGTTTGGTTTTCTTGCGAGCGATGTCCATCAAACTGCAAGCTGGTCCGTGCAAAATTTCTAGGTCTTTGTTAGAAAAGGTGCGTAAGGTAGGACGAAACTTATCCCATTCACCACGCAAGAAGATGTTTATAGGTATACTACGATTGCTTTCCCACCACCAAGTGGCTGCTAATTCCAAATATTCTAGCTTGAGATCTTGTGTTAGTATAGCACCAAAATCATAGATGGTTGTGACAGCATCATCTCTATTTTGCACCACACCTACGTATTCTTCGTTGGCATACACGCACAGAGTTATAAACGGATATTTCACCGCCAGCTTTTGAAAGATATCATTACCCATAAATATTGTTTGAGGATCCTATGTATTCAACCACCGTTTACTTATACCAGCAAATTACCAAAGTCTTGTTAGTTGACACCAGTGGTGGATATTTCACAGCGAGGTACGACCCAGTGTATGCAAAACAATTAACCGTAAACAAAGGCGTAGACAATGTTCTACTGTTTGAATTTATCAATCAAGAGGAAAAGCCTGTAAACATTACAGGCAGCAGTTTTGTGTTTAGATTGATGAATCAAACCGGCGATCAATTGCTGGTTGAGAAGCCCATGGTCACACTCAGTGCCACGTTAGGCCGGGTAAAAGTGGTGTTAGACAATGCAGACACCATTAACATCACAGCACAACCAGGCAGCTACAGCATACAGCGCACAGCAGGCGACTATGTGCAGGCTGCTTATGTAGATGCCAATTCGGGTGCCAGAGCAGATTGCAATATCGTGAATAGTGTGTTGCCTGCATTCGTGCCTAGTCCGATGTTAACTATTCCCACAATCTACGGCAAAGCACAACAACTGCAACCTGGTCCCACAAACTGGCCTGATTGGGCGTTAACACCACAGCCTGTAAATACCACACAACTTACAGAATTCTATTCAAGTCATATTCCGACCAGTGGGCAAAGTTTGACCACAGTTAAAATGGACTTGGATCACTATACCGGAACCATTAAGTTTCAAGCCGCGGATACCTATGAATCAGTTTGGTACGATGTAACTGAAAGTTTTGAATTCTTCAATGAAACTTCCACCCAGTATTTTAATATTGTGGGTTTTTACAATTTGATTCGAGCTGGATTCAACAATAGCCAAGGGTTTGGTGCATCAGCTACAGCACAAGTCACCAACGGAGTGGTCACAGGTATCACTGTAAACAACTCTGGTCAAGGTTATGTGGCACCGCCTAAAGTTCAAATCTTAGGCAATGGATCAGGTGCAGAAGCCATTGTGACCTCCGTTGGTAATGGACAGATTGGCGCAATTACTGTCACCAATGGCGGATCAGGTTACTTGCCAATCCAGTACCAAGGCACCATTGCAGCAACAGTATTGATCACAACTGGTTATATCACCAACCTCCAATATCGTTGATTTAGTACAGCTAATCTGCTATACTGTATAGATGCTTGACATCCTTGCGTATCTACCTGCCAAAAGAAAACCCACACCATCAGGTTGGTCGAGTTTCAATGCGGTCTGCTGCCAGCACAATGGCAGCACTAAAGACACAAGAGGACGTGGCGGACTCAAAGCCACAGAGGCAGGCTGGAGTTATCACTGTTTCAATTGTGCCTACACAGCCAGTTTTATCATGGGCAGGACTCTAAGTGTCAAAGCTCGTAGACTGCTGTCGTGGATGGGTGTGCCGGATAATGAGATTGAAATGCTCAATCTTGAAAGTCTGCGGCATCGTAGTATCCATGGCATCCTGGAAGATCGACAACAGGCTTGGAATCAACTGAACGGCATCACATTTGAAGAACGAGACTTGCCACCATATGCTGAATTGCTAACACCAGGTCACAAGCAATACTGGGATTATGTGCGTGGTAGACGTGTGCCTGAAGATTTTCCCATGATGTTGCAGATAAAAAATGATGGCATTCATTGGACACGCCCGCATGTGGTTATACCATTCACCTACGATAACAAAATTGTAGGATACACTTGCAGGTTCTTAGACAACAAGCAACCCAAGTTCATTTCAGACAGTCAGCCAGGCTATGTGTTTGGCACAGATTTACAACACAACAACTGGACCAACGTGATAGTTACAGAAGGCATATTTGATGCACTCAGCATTGGTGGTGTGGCTGTGATGCATAATACCATAAGTGACGCACAAGCTAGATTGATACGTAACTTGAGTCGAGACATAACTGTGGTACCTGATCAAGACCTAGCAGGTGTAGAATTGATTGATCGTGCTGTTGAGTTGGGTTGGGCGGTAAGTATAC